TGTCCTCGAAAGTAGCGTCAGTAAAAGTAGATCCTACGGCAGTGACTCCACTGACAGCATCAAACATAACAATATCATCTTCACTTAATCCATGAGTTCCAGTGCAAGTTACGGTAACGGTTTTGGAAGAACTACTACTTGTAAAAGTACACCCTGTAAGAGTCACTCTAATAGGGTGAATATCATAAAACACACCCCCTGAATAAATATATAAAATGTTATTAGTTCCTATAGCAGCGTATTTAATACCAGCATTATCGTCCCAGTGATGAATAGCACGTGTGGCCCCTGTAAGTTTATCTTCACCTAATTGATCCCAGCCACCTATTTTTTCGGGTGTTCCATATCTAAACCTTACATTATCGCCATCGAACCATTGTCCTTCTGCTCCGAGTTCCGATACTTGTTTGTTAAATCCGGGTAAAAAGCCTAATTTTTGTAGCATATAAAACCTTGTTTATTAGGTCTTATATCAGATCAGGGGGGAATTCAATAGGTTTTAAGAGTTTCCGGGTCTAAGAGAATCTAAATAAATATTACCGGCCACAGAAACTCGGTTCTTTTTACAGTTATAAAAAGGATAAACACAATGCTCTAAACGAGCAGGAAAAAATAACATGGTTCCCTCCGAAGCCGGACTTAATTTATAGATATGATGCGTACGATAGCCTAAATTATTAACAAAATGAAACTCAAAATTAGAAGCACTAGGATGATTAGACCCCCCAGAAATAGGTAGCTTATGCTGATCCTTATAGTGTGTAGGAATTTCAAGCCAAATCACAAAGGAAAAAATTCCTCCATGATTATGAACCGGGTTGAATTCATATTGTTTCTGAAAATTAACCCACCATTGATCCATTACAGCTATTGAATGAGACTGGGTCATTTTTGCTCCATAAACATCTTTATGTGTGTAAGCAGGAAACGCTTTTTCGAAGGTCTTTATATGAGGAACAATTACTTCTTTAAAGAACCAATTATCTTTATCTTCTAATACTAAAGAGGAAGATATATTTCCGGCTAAAGATTTCCCATGATCTATAGAGGCCTTTTTTATAGCCTGTCGAACACGTTTAAGTATAGATTCATCTAATTTAGATTCTAACCAACCAAGGTTCTCGGGTAAAATAGCTTTAATTTCCATTAGCCTCTTTCGGAAGTATAATATTCCAATCCAGCTCATCAAGTAGATCAACGAGTTCTAAACGATTCTGTTTCTTCCTTTTAATATATTTAATTAATTCTTTCATATCCACAATAATCCATTTATCTACATCCTCAAAAACTATTTTGTCAGCTTTACTAGTTGTTTTTCCCTCCTTAGCTGGTTGACCTGTAGCTAACTTAAACATCGGTCGAATATCAAATTTTAAATGTTGATTGGAATGATTCTTTAATATGCCTGAAATATTCCACATTTCTTTTTTCTCCTGTTCCTCGGTCGGATAGACAGGATCATTTAAATAAGTAGCGAATTTTTTCTTTATGTTTTCCATTAAATATATGAAAACCATCCTGTGGTTATATATTTAATTTCGTTTAAAGCGGGGCATCCCCTGTGTAAATATGTCCAGTCAGCTGGCCAGAGAACTGTTAAACCTTTTTCTGGTTTAATTTTTAATTTTTGATGAAACCATTCAGTCTCTCCTCCCTCCTCGACAGTATTTAAATAGGTCATAAAAACCAGCATTCTATGAGAAGACATTAAATTAGCACTTTCTGTATGCCAAAGAGAAAAACTTTCATTAGGCTGGTATCGTTGTATATTTATGAATTCTTTCATCGCCCATTTATCCACATTAATATCTAAGACAGGATATAGTTTTTTATATTCTGTCACACAATCTTTTAAAGCAAAGGTGTACTTAACTACATCCATATTAGTAGGGTCGATAGAAATATCTGTAGATACCTTGCCCTCCTTAGCACCTGTATCTAAATTCCCTGCCTGCTGCAGACTTTTATTTTTTCTAAAAATCTCAATCATTTCGTCACAGAGTTGAGGCCGAATGTACCAACCCTTTAAAAATAAATTTTCTTTATTAATTATATGGGGTTTCATAATACCGAGTATTAAAACTCAAAGCTATCCTTTCCTTACATTTATTTTTTTCTTTATGTGATCCATGCATCAACCAGCTAGGAAATAATATAAGATCTCCTATTTGTGGTTTAATTCCCACATAGCTATAGTTAAAGACATTGTATGTTTTTATATTCATAAATGAAATATGGGGATTGGGATTATAAAAATATAATTGATTACTATTCTTATTACATTTCAAATATATTGTTCCAGAGACTATACTATCTGGATGACAATGCATATTAAGTTGACTACCTTCTTTTTGAGTGTTGACCCATGAGTTAGATATATCCAAAGGATGCAAACCAAACTTGGTACCGTACTCTTCTATAGCAGTCAGGAGTTTTTTTATAATATCTTTGTCTGCTTTTTTTAAAAAATCAGAATCATTTTCATGACACGATTTTGCATTACCGACAAGGTGTTCATGCTTTAATAGATTTGTTTTTTTAGCCATGGCCACCATACTGTCACACTCTTCTGGAGATAAAAAGGACGTTTTCTTATCTATCATTACCGGGAAAAGTATAAAACTATCTGCCATTACCATACCCAAGACACCATTGAGTATCTTGTTCCTTTTGTTATTTTTTTAATTTCATGGGGATATAAAAAAGTACTAGGAAAAACTATCGTTTCCCCAGCTTTTAATTTATATTTATATTTTTCACAAAGTATAAGTTCTCCTCCAGAATAGTTATCATTTAATGCTGTTATAATAGAAAGAGTAGGAATACCTCTGGTTTGATCAGTACCTTCAAATAAATCCTGGATATGATCCCAGTGTTTTTTCATGCGCGTTCCGGGAGGATATTTTATAAATTTTGGAAACGCATAGCCATTCCATCCCTCATACCAATCTATTTTCTCTTTCTTATTTAAACGATTTAAAATATGTTCTCCAATAATTTTATACCATTGGTTTTTAATAAAATTTCCTATTGGTCCTAATTTCTCTGGCTTTAATATCGAAGTCTGCGGGTCTTCTCCTACTTCTTTTTTATTGTCCTCTTTTAAATAATAAAACTCATGAGTTTTTTCTTGAGACAGATCTAAAGAACTAATAATTAATTTACATTTTTTTAAAGGAAAGTATTTAGAGCTATAGAGCTGAATATAATCTTTAATATTTGTTTTCATTACCAGACCCAGGATATTGCAGAGTATCTTATTCCTCTTTTAACTTCAGTCACTCTGTGTGGATACATAAAGTTAGATGGAAAGATTAAAACATCCCCTGTTTTAAAATCAATTTTTTTATCCAGGACTATAAAATCACCACCGCTATAGTTTTCATTTAAATTAATCAAGACACTTAAGATAGGTACTCCTCTTCTTGTTCCATCAAAAATAGTGTCGATATGATCACAGTGCTGCGCCATTTGTGTTTTTCCAGCGTATTTATTAAATCGTATATGAGAATAGCCGGCCCAACTATCAAACCAATGAACTTTTAAATGGCCTCTGACATACTCATTTATAGCATGCCATAACTTCTCCATAATTAAGGGAGTGGTTGAGATATTATTATTGATCCCGTACATTACCGATAATTCTTTTTCCCCAGATAGTTTAACATACTCGTCAGTAGTTCTATTATAAAAATTATGAGTAGACCAATTATCTTCATTGGTTTCTTTTAATTCTTTAATAGTTTGTCTGCATAATTTTTTGCTTAAAAAACCATCATATTTTTTTATATAAAAATCTAAATCTTTATTCATAATTTTAATTCCGTTAGTTCTTTATTATTACCCAGAAGGCCGCGAATAAAAACATTGAAAGCCAAGCTCATCCTGGTGTTTTTTCCTTTTTTAATTGTAACCCCGTGGGTTAAAAAAGAAGGAAACAAGATGAGGTCGCCAGTCTCAACGGGAAACGACCAGGTATCACTATTAAATGTATTATATTCTTTAGATGTAAATTTCAAAGTAGCATACCGATCTTTCTTGTAAAACTTTATACCATCAAAATTTATATCTGCATCCAGATATAAAACACCAGATACCAATGAATTAGGGTGTTCGTGGGTATGATGGTGTTCTTTTTCATCAGTATAGTTAATCCAAGACTGAGTTATATAAGGGGTAATAGGGTCTCGAGGGGAATAAACTTTTTCAAAAAAAGATATAATATGATGATCTAATTGTTGTTTTAATTTTTTTAAGGGAGGTTTATATAGAACATAGTTATCATTAGAAGTTGTATTGCCTTCATTTCTATAAGTAGTCTTTCTATTTTTTTTAAAAAAAGCTAATTCTGATTTAGAAAAATTTCGATTTAAATTTGTTAAATAAACCGGTAGGGGAAATATGCCTTGTATAACAATGTCTTTCATAAAAGAAAGATATATTATTATATTTTAAGGGATAAGTCTATAGTAGACCCAGACGCTCTTTATCTCCAGGGTTTAAGTCCCAGCTTACAGTTGCTTCATTCCAAATCCATGCCGCTTCATCAGCTACAGGCTCAGTAGGATGTGGTATAGGAGCTTTCCATTGACATGTGGCTTCATCTAAAACCCATGACTCAAAAACTTTAGGGGGAATAAAAGCATCTTTAGCGTCATCATAGGTATAACCAACTGCCGGTGCATTCATTCTAAATTGTGTGCCTCCGGTAGTAGTATTTCCTTCTGGGTCTCTAATTGTATGGACCCCGCCAAAGGTATTATAAGACCCTTGTTTCCATTGTGAACTTTG